CGACCCTGAGAGCGACGTAAGTCTATATACGCATTCATTGCTTCTTCGGCTGTGCCCTCCCAATCACGAAGGTCATCTATTTGCCATGCGGCTCCCCAACGAATTTTCAAATCTGTTCTCACTGCTGCTTCTTTCATTGCATCCGCTATTTCATCATAGACCTGGATTTCCCAACATGGCTCTCCGTCTTGGTAAGCCATTAAATCGACAGCGTGACCCATACCGTCATCTTGCAAAAGGTGTTTTGAGTTCATCGTCTGGGATCTGCCGGATTTAAAAAGCTTCTCTTGTTCTTCGATATTACGGACTCCATAAATCACTCCGAAGTCGATTTTCGTCAGTTCAATCGCCTTTTTTACTGTTTCCACCAGTTGATCGTCTACGCCCACCAGTTTCTGAAGGCTTCTCTGAGATAGTTTGAACGGCATCTTTTTTCTCCTCTTTCTTGTGGACGAAGTCAATCCACTCTTTGTTCATGTCGTAGAAGTATTGACAATACTTACACCGCATACTTCCTTCGACGCTCTCCATGTCGTGCCCACATACATCGCACTTGATGGAATCTATTTCTTTTTCCTCATGTTAAACAGCTTTGAAGCCGACCGTGTCGCAAAGCTCGCACTTACGATAGCTCCTAACGCTATTTGGTACCACTGGGGCATACCCGCAAGAGCCTCAAACCCATCGGATACAATACCTCTGCCCCACGACCCACAAAAGCTTAGCACAAGAGGAATACTAAAAAGCAGGGTCAACCATTCGTCCTTCCATGAGGACTGCGATGCTCGCATCGCTGCAAGATCCCAATCAATCTCTCCAGTAGCCTCCTTCATACGAATAGTGGCTTCTGCCTTTTGTATAGCTGTCTTGCCCTCTAGATATGATGACGCGAGGCTACCAATAGAACCTATTAGTGTTTGTATCATTTCTTTTTGGGTCTTCCCCGTTTAGCAGGCTTTTTTTCATTACAGCCACAAGTATCACACCATTTACTTAAAATGGCACATACGAGCTTTTGAAACTCTTTAATCATTTCTTTTTACCTCTCTTGCCTTTTCTAAGTCCTTTAAAATCGGCTCCCGTTATTTTATTTCGTGGAGGAGCCACTCTTGCGATCTTCATTTGTTTAGGCGTTAGCTTTTTTCTTGCCATGTTTTTTCCTTAAACTTTGTTTCGCTTGCTTTGCTACGTTAACAACTTGTGTTTTACCCATTACTTTCGCTCTTTGTTCCATAACTGTCAAGATTTGAATTTTTCGAGCATACGGCTTATTAATCTTCTTAACCTTCGCAGCAGTTCTCTTGGCATCTGCCACAGTGGCAAATCGAATAGGGACTGTATCCTTGGGATTTTCATCCGTATATAATCTTCTATCCGAGCCTTTTGGCTTCTTACCTGTTCCTACTTTTGGATCTTTTCTTTTTGTCATAGTCCTTAAACTTTTTGTTTTTCAACAAAGTTCCCAGTGATTTAGCTTGTTTTGCGTGTAGCTTAGACGCTTTTTTAAGACCCTTGACTACTTTTTTTACTCTTTTAACGTGCATGCTCTTCTCCTTTATCTTTTCTTCTGGCAAGCTGATTAAACCCAATGAAACTGCCGATCACACCCATATTTGATAATACCCAAATTTCTGCGATTCCGGAGAGATGTGAAATTCTATCAATAGGAACAAGTGGTGTCATGAGTACGACAATGAACAGTGTTACAGTTATGGCAGAAAACCATACAAGATAGCGTTGTTGATCCTCCTTCTTGTCTCTGTTCTCCAAAAGAACCATGCGTTCTCGCATAGCCATTTCTTGATCTGATACTACACCGTCACCGTTAGCATCAGCTTTCTCCCAAACAGATCCTTTTTCTAGTTTTTTCTGTGCCATCCTCACCTCTTAAAACTATCATTGAGAGAATCTACCACGCTGTCAATGTTTGGCGGGTCACCCCCCGGATCATATTTACAACTATATTCCACGGGGCATTGTCCCTCTACAACCAGAGTATAAGTGTCATTTGCTCCTTTGTATAGACAAACTTGTTGTCCATTCTTTGCTATTCTTCTTTTATAACGTCTGCAAGTAATGTACTTTGGGTCTTCTCGTATACCCAAACGCTTCTCTTGCTCCCACGTCCAGTCGCTAAACTTCTTCAAAAAGCATGTGTAGCAGTTTTTAATATTCTCCGATTGTGCTAAATATATCACATAACCGTCAGTGCAAAGCCACTCAAAAGTTTTTTGACCACCCTCCTTACGGACGCATTTATCCCTAGTCTGATACCCACCACCCTCTGTCGAGTCCCATGAGGGAGTAAACGAAAAGACCAAGAACAGCCAGACCAATAGTGAGCACCACAATAAGTACCACAATGCCAATAACTTTCTCTCTGAATATCTTTTTGTCATATATCTCTTGTTGTCTACGTTTCCGTATCTGACCTTCCATCCTCAGTAATTCATCCCATGCAGCCGTTCCGTGCGTAAATTTTATAAACTGCTGTAGCTCGTATCGCTGTTCTTCCAGTCGTTTTTTAGCCGTAAAGGCTTCTATCGCCTCTTGTTCAATAGTTCCACCACTAAACACCTTACGAAACATAGTCGGATTCTTTGCAGACTTGTGTGCTGCATCCACATCACTAACCGCCCCCATCCATCTGGAGAGGTCTTGACTCATACTTTCAAGATCACGGCCCGCCTGAAACGCCCGCTTAATACCATTAAAAGCGGTGCTTGCCGTGGCAACGGCAGCCGAGATCGTAACGGGATCGAACATTTTAGCCTCTACGTTGTGCCGACTGTCTTTGTACGTCTATACGTTCTCTATTTACTTCGTTTCGGTTTTCAGCGACTTCTTCTTGCAATTCTAATCTTGCGGAGTCGGTGGCAGCTTTCTGTTGCAGTTTCATCTGCTCAAGCTGTATCTTTGCCTGGTCTAATGCAGCATCACTCTTCGCCTGCTGTTCGCGGATAGCCAGTTCTTGCATTCGTATTTTCACGAGTGGATCTTCCTGCACCTGCTGTGGTGGAGCGACGGCAGCCATGACTTCTTTCATTAGCTGTACTTCTATCTGAGCAACCCTCTCCTCAATGGAAGCAGGATCGCTAAGTTCTCCTTGTAGTTCATTCATAAATGCTTGTCCAGTAATAGGATCAATCTCTCCATCTTGGACTCCCTCTTGTAGTCCTTGTGATGCCTCATTTACCTCTTGTTCGACTTGTGCTCTCGCTTTGTACGCTATGTGTTCTTGTAAGTGAGCATAAAATGTGCCCATAACGGAGGGTGACGTGGCAACGAGTGGAGTCTGCATGAATGCAGTATGAACCGCTATGTGGGCATCATGACTTTGCTCTGGAAATACTTGTAGTAACTGACCGCTAAGTGCTCTGGCGTTCTCTATCGCAGGATCTGTTGGCTGTGGCTGTTGCGGAGGAGGCAGTATCTCATCTATGTTCTGCACCTCTAGAGCTTGATACATTCGCTTGTACGCTGCGTTCAAGTCGTGCATCTGAGGGTTTGATTGAGCCAGTTGTAGCTGTGTCTGAGCTAATGTGACCCTCTGAGCCATAGAAAAGATGTTTGGGTCACTGACGGGCAAAATATCGACCCTAGCGTCGAAGTCTGTTGCCTTTACTTGCTGTTGTGCCCCTGCAACCTCATACGGATACAAGGGAGGGAGGTTCTCCGCAAAGATGGTAGAAAGCAGTCTGAGTTCCGTTTTCTGTGCATAATGAAGCCTTTTATGAATTGCTGACATGACCTTCATACCACGTTCTAACAGAGCCACAGTCGTGCCTACAGGGGCGTTCTTTTGCCCTCCTTCACCTATCTTAGCATCCGCAATAGACACAAAACGTCTACCGCTCTCTACAAGAGAGCCTAGAAGACTTGCAAGCGTACCAGAGGGTTCCTTGTACGGAAGAGGTATAATAGCATCACGAATGTTACCACCAGGGGCATCTATATCCCTAAACTCGCCCGGCTGTAATGGTTCATCGTCGTTTCGTACTCTCACACCCCGTGCTTTGAAGCCTGCGGGTAGATTAGCCAGTGTTCCTGCATCAATGAGTTGTCTAAGGATACTAGTGGCTGCTCGACCTAATCCACCCAACATATGTATAAGTCCAGAGCCATAGAACCCCAGACCAGGTAAAAACTTATAATGAACGAAAAACTGCTTCTTTCTCTTCAGTGGATCATTCTCAGCGTAGTTACGACGTATCGCCAGTATCTCTCCGCTATCCTTATGAAGCGTCACAATGTACGGTAATTTGATTCCAGTAGGCTCTCCATCGGGTGCTCGATCCTCAAAACCCTCAATATCAAGATCAGCATGAAATTCTAGTATTGTATGTGTGTCCTCAGAATAATTTTTAGACAACCCCTCAATCTCGTTTACTTTTTCCTTTACAACGTCGGGTTCTTCATCACCAGACGTTAGCTCTACGTCCATGTAGATCCCGCCCACCTGCATTTTCCGCAGTTCGTTTTCATTCATGCGTAGGACATGAGTTACTCTTGGTGCTGTTTGTACGTCGCTCGCTGAATAGGGCACCACTAAATCTTGGGCGGGAATAAATTTAGATATCGCTCGTTGCCTTGTTGGGTCAAAATATACCTTCTTAAAGGTAGAACCGGACAAGGGCAGATAGAACAACATCTGATCGGTATCGGGGTCAAACTCCTCCATGACCTCCGTAATCTGATAGTTCATAAATTCTTTTATTCGAGCAGCTTGTGCCTCTCTTTCGGGTGTCTCTGCACCTATAATTTGTGTACGAACAGGCCCACCCGCAGGTAAAAGTTCCTTGTATGACTGTGATTGAAACTGTGTGATGGACTCGGATATTAACGGATGTGTCACCCCACTTGCCCCCTCGAAAGGCTCCGTTCTATCGTCATACTGCATACCAAGTAAGTCTAAACCTTTTGTATAGGTGTTTTCCCACTCGGATCGTGAATCTTGATCTTCATCAAACAATGCCCGTAAGTCAGAGGACAGTTCACCAAGGGTTCCTTCATCAAGAGCTTCCGCTATGTTTGCGTTGTGGTCATACGGCTCAGCCATGACTTGCACATCTTGCTGATCCATAAGAGCTTGAACAATGGCACCGCCTTGCCCATCGTCAATAACCTCGGCACCACCCTCAAACTCCTGCGGTGTATCAACAGCTATCTCTACTGTTGCTTCGTCAGCCTCTACTTCTGGATTAATACCAGAATCTACTAACGCTGCTAAAGGTCTTCGCTCCTCTGCCACTAAAAGATTCCCTTAAAGTTATATCCTGCTTGTCCACGGCTTACGTCTACTAGATCCCCGTCTTTGTACTTAATCATACCACCGTCTTCTTTTCTCTTTATGTCTTTTTTTAGTTTGTTCATAAGTTCTGCTAGAGGCTTGGGTAGTTCCTTAATCGTCTTGTTTTTTATTATGGGTCTACCAGTAGAAGGATCTATCTTTATCTCAGCCATCAATAGGCTCCTTTAAAATTAGATGTAGTGTTACCTACCATACCTCCGTCTTTCATGCCCTTCTCTGCATCTACCTTTTTGATGGCTTCCATCAAGCCACCGTCTTTGTTCTTACTAACAATTAACTTCTTGAGTTCTTGTTGAAGAGTTTTATTGTTTCTTTCGTTGACGGTATTCATGTTCTCCACAACATCAAGACCTGCTTTTTTCATCTTTCGTCTGAGCATCTCTTTCTGAACGCCCTCTCCCACTGCTGCAAAAGTCGGGCCTGCTACTTCTTGACTTTCTTTCTTGCTCATCTCGCTCTCTCCATATTCGTTGAATTTCTAATATCGTCTCTGCATGTTTCTGTGGATCATACCGTCGATTGTCCATCAGTAATAGTTCCTCATCCTAGGTACATAATCCTCTTCTTCGTCCTCTCCGTCAAGATAAATAAACCCACCTTGACGAAAACGCATTAACGCCATTGTCATACTATCACAAAAGTCGTCATGATCGCCATAGGGAAATGATGCAACTTCCTCAATAACCTCGTCAGCAAACTTCTCCATCACGGGTGCCCAGACCTTACCCGCTTCAAAAAGCGGTGCCACCATGTGCATTCTTGTTATTTTGTCTTTGCCTTTTCCTGGTGAAAACGACAATGCAGGGATGTTGTGCAGGCGTAATTCATCAATAAGTGGAGTACCGCTTGCTTTTGCCTCGATAATAACCATATCTGGCTCCCAATACTCATATTCCTCATACGCCTCACGTTTTAAATCAGGAAAACTCCACCGACCACGCTTCGCGTCCATCAAAATGATGTGATCAGAGCGGTCTTCCTCCGATTCAAAGATGCCCCACGTTGTAATCGCACTGTAATCCGCACTTTCTTTCTTCGAAAACGCTGTATCGTAGCTCTGAATGATGTATTTTACGGGTGGAATGCCCTCTTTTTCCCATTTTTGCCACCAATCCTTCTTTACAATCGCTCCTTCTTCCGAAGTTGGCTCTTGCTGCCACTGTGCCGACCATTTTGCGACCGGTAAGGATGCTTTTATGCCCAAAAGTGTGTCTTTATCCCAAAATTCGGGCCATAAAGGCTTGTTTGAGGGCAAAATTGCAGGAAATTCGACCACTTCCCACTGATCTGCCATCATATCGCCTCCTTGAGCAGCCAATAACCGCCCCGTCAAGTCCTTTTTACCCCATCTGGTCATCACCAAGATGATTGAACCACCAGGTTGAAGACGTTGTCGAGGCCCAGACGTGTACCATTCATACGCATTATCAAACGCAGACTCCGAAAGAGCGTCCTGTTCCGAGTGCGGGTCGTCAATAATAAACAAATCCGCACCACGACCCGTGACTGCTGCCCCCACGCCCGCAGCAAAATACTCACCGCCCACCGATGTCTGCCACCTACCCGCAGATTTACTGTCTTCTTTCAAACTCGTATCAGGAAAAATCTCTTGATACTGCGGATCGGCAATCAAATCTCGTACTTTACGACCAAAACGTACCGCCAGTTCTGTGTTATGCGTTGCTTGTATTATTTTTAACTTAGGGTTCCTTCCCAAAAACCATGCCGGCATCATAAAAGACGCAAACTCCGACTTTGAATGACGCGGGGGCATGTTCACAATGAGTCTCTTGATCTCGCCCCTTGCTACTTTCTCCAGTTTCTCTGCAATAATCCTATGATGCTTGCCCTCGATAAACCCGTCGTATACATGATGGGCAAACGGCATAAACTTCTCCTGTGCTTTCTCACGGAGTTCTATCTTCTTTTTTGCTTCCGTTAGAAGAAGTATCTCCTTTAATACCTCTTCGGGAATTGCTTTGTAGTTCATTACTTAGGTGTAAAGCGAATCGGTGCCACGGTACCTACTGGTGCTCCAACGGGAGGTGTCAGTGTAAACGGATATACGTTCGCTATTCCTCCACCAGTTGGTGCCGTTGGCTGTGGAAGCGTCGGCATAGGAGGAGGTGTCGGTGCTGATTTTACAATCGGCATACACTGATTCAAAATAGGATCAAGCTTAAATCCCGGTGGGCAAGGATCCTTTTTCATAATCGTTTCCGCAGGCGTTCCAGAATATATAGGATTTTGTGGTGTCCCTCCCGCATCTCCACCACCACTTGGCGAGGGTACGCCTCCACCAACTTCGGGTCCCGGTCCAGGCACCCCCATCAAATCTAGTTGAGCAGGGGATGGCCCCGTAAAGTTAGGATCTCCTTGAAATAGGCTTTGTAAAAATCCTAAGATCGTGGATCCTGGCTTTTTTAGAAAATCTTGTATTTTACCTAACAAAGTTTTTTCTTGTTCATTCTTCGGAGAGCCTTTACCCGCAATCAACCCCTCATAGTATTTCGCTAACTGATTTACGTCTGCCTTTGGTTGTTGCTCAAATGTTTGCTCGGGAGGAATACCAGAAAAAGGAACCGCACCAGGCGACATTGAAGTGCCCCCACCAATTGCCACAAAATCTGGAACCCCTGGAATCGGGGGTCTTGTATCTTGTGCCGAGGTGCCTCCACCAATAGCTACAAAGTCTGGAACTCCTGGGACTGGATCAGGTCTTGTATCGCCTGGTTTCGAGGTGCCTCCACCAATGGATACAAAGTCTGGAACCCCCGGAACAGGTTGTGGTTTTGTGTCAGGTTTTGAAGTTCCTCCACCAATAGTTACAAAATCTGGAACCCCTGGAACTGAAGATGGTTGATCAGACACAGATACGGCTGACGCATCTGCACTGCTTCCACCGCCTCCCATCAAGGTGTTTAAATTGTTCATATAATCTTGAGCTATATTCGTGCCCCCCGGAGAACCACCAAAACCAAGTTCAAAAGAGGTAGATGGAGGACTTACCGTAGGGACAGGGGTGGCAGGTCCTGGAAACCCAGGCGATGTTCCTAAATCAGCGTAATTTTTTGATACTGGTGCTCCTGGTCCGGGGGACACTCCTAAATCAGAATAGCTGTAATTAGAAGAATCCGAAGATGAACCGCCACCACCGCCAAAATCCATGTTTGCTGCTGCATCGTCTTTTACATCACCACTTGTAATATCACCCATTAGTCTCTCCTTATATCATACCACGCTTTTCGGTTCCCTCTTCTCGCATACACGCGACGGACATGAGGATACTCGTCCTTAAAATACCTATACAACTGTCTACAAATATAAAGTACACTATGGTGTGCCACCATGTCTACTACCTTTAACATAGAACCATCGGCTCTTGCAAATACTTCCTCTCCAGAATAATCCCCAGTAACCCCCTCGTCTTCCGTAAAGAACGCCCAAGTGGCAAACGCATAAGGTTCCTTACCCTCATAGAACACCTTAATTTTATTATTCTTAGCAGCCGTCAGTAATCGCCATGCAATCGTTTTTGATGGTAGCTCCCCGTAAACAGGGTTCCTTGTCCATAGTCCAAGGGCATCGAACAAAAGTTTATTGCTTCTTTCTGTTTCGCTTTGCGTCGATAACTCTAAGGTTCCCTTTACCATTGTTTCGGGGATTACCGTCCTTATGGTCGATGTGCTTGCCGTCACCCTTCTTAACCCTTCCTTCACGAGTCAAACGTCGTCGGTTCTTGTTTCTAAGTGCCCGCTCCTTTTTCATTCGATCACTGGAGTGATACTTTCGGTACTCGGTCTTGTAGTTGACCTTCCGTTTCTTCTTGGCTGCGGGTTTCTTTTTTGACTCTGCCATTGTGATAAGTTGCTGTTGCTGTTGGTGATA